TTGGCTGACTTGTCGATGACGTAATCAGTCGCGCCTTCTTTGAAGCAGACATTCTTAAGCGCCTTGATCGTGTGCTTACAGCGCGGATGGATAAACAGACGCATCTGACCATCGGCAGTGCGGATCATCCAGTTGGTTGAGTTGATCTTGTCTTTTACTGCCCAGGGTGCTCGGGGGCTGATGCACTGGAAGCCGTAGCGGCGGATGATGTCGTGGTCGGTGCGACCCGCCGAAGATGTCTTGCGGGCGCTCCCTGTTGGATCTGGATAAGCAATAATTCGCCGGTCCGGGAATCGTTCCTTAAGGAGTTGGCAGACTTCATCGGTATTGGACTGCTTTACAGCGAGTTCATCCCAGATGTGCACAGTATCACCGACACGAGAAGCCAAAACGCCAGCCATGATACCAACGTTAAAGTCAGTGCCCCAATAGATTTCTCCGCCGGTGTCTTTGACATCTTCGGAGATGTTGTCATCGCTGAAGTCAGGGTAGACGCGTCCGGCGAGGGTCTCGAAGCTAGCGAGGAACTCTTGACGGAAGGTGCGCTCGTCGAGCGTGCGGCGTGCTGCTTCGATCTCATCGGCAGGCACATTGCCGCCTTGGATGGTTGTGTAGGAGAAAGTTCGCCAGTCTTCTTGACCCTGGGCTTGCTCCCAAAGGTCGTGGAACCAGTTGAGCCCGGCAGGGGTGGTGATAAACCAAGCTGGACCGCCTTGGTCTGAGAGAGCAGGACGCAGGACCATGTCCCAGGCTTCCTGCTTAACGTAAGCAGCCTCGTCGATGATCAACGCGCTAAGGCTCACGCCACGAAGGCTGTCGGCTGACTCGGCGCCCTTTAACGAGATGACGCTGCCATTGACAAGTTCAAGGCTGAGTTCAGATTCGTTCTTTTTGGAATATGCCTCTGGCGGGACCATGGCGCGGAGCTGACGCCATGCGATCTGCTTGGAGGATTTATAGGTTTGGCTGACGTACCAGCAAAGGCTGCCGGGGTTTTCAATTGCCCAAGCGACAAGGCGAGCAATGCAGAGATAGGTCTTACCGAAACGACGACCAGAGCAAAGGAGCTTGAAGCGCTCTGGGGAGTCCCAGACCTCGCGCTGCGGAGGCGTGAGGCTATTGATGAGCTGAGAGGTCAAAGGCGAAAGATCAGTGACCTCGGTGACGGGCACAGGCGGCTCTAGGAGTTTGCCGCCAGGGCAGGCGTCTAGGAGGCTCACTTGGTCAAGCCAATGAGTTCAGCTTGCAGACGCAGGGCATTGATAGCGACCTGCATTTGCCCACGCTTTTCAGCTTGCATCCGTATTGAACGGAGCCCAGCGAGGGCTTCAGCGAGGAATTGTGGGCGCGAGAGCTCACAGTCTTCTTCGATCTTTTTACGAGCGCGCTCGATGTAGGTATCAGCAGAGCGAACAGAGACGCGCCAGTTATCTGCCGCGAATTGCAGGATGTCAGAGCGTGATCTGCCGTCTACGAGAAGCCCATAAACGGTGTTGACTCTGAATTCTGTTTCGGCTGCAGTCGATCGCCCCGACACTGAAGTATTTCTTCCCTGCTTAAAGAGTACAAGAAGGATAAAAGTTATTGAAGGCGACGGAGCTGATTGATTTTTGGTTCAACGAGGTGATGTGACGAAACGACCCCGCAGTTGGTGCCGATGCAGACGCGAACGCAGCCATCAGGCAAGTTTTCCAAGGTCGGCTGGACGGAGGTAGCGGCTGACTCGACCAAGTGGTTCAGGCGCTCGCGGGGGCTCTGGGTCATTGATCTTTTGGTACAGAGCTAGGTAGTAGTCATCCCACAGTTTGAGAAGGGCTTGGGCTTGGCTGTTTGTTAGGTGGTTCATGGACGGAACAAAGGACAGCGGCGGTGATGGCTTCGACGATCGGGCGCGAGCAGGAGCCGTTAGACGCTCTCAGAGCGGCTAGGACGGCGTTCTGGTACTGCCGCAGGCTGATGGGCGGCGCAGAGGGCTTAACGCCCGGTGCAGGGTCTCCTAGAGCCCGCAGACGCATCAGCTGGGAGCGGTTGAGGTTTAACGCCTTCGCCTGGGCGTCAAGGTGCTCGCGCTCCTCGGGGGTCAGATACACCCTGACTTCGATCTTGGTCATGTCAGAAGGGCAGCGGTTCTTCGGGGGTTTTGGTTGCTAGGTCGCGGGGGCTGACGACCTCGACCCTGGGCTCAGGAGCGATGTCGCGCAGCAGGTTGCGGTACGCCTGCGGGTTGACATGTCCAGGCGGTGCCTTGTCCAAGTCTTCCAGGGTGCAGCGGTTGGCTTCGATCAGGCGCTGCAGGAGCTTGCGGGCGCCTTCAGGGGTTGAGATGCGGGTGAGTGCCATTAGTCGAAAGCTTCAAGGCGTTGACGTTCTTCTTCTGCCCAGGGATGACGAACCCAGCGACCAAGACCGCGAGAGCCAGAGGCGCCTGGGATGGGCGGGCAGTAGGTGCAGTAGTACCCGTCTTTGTCGTACATGCCAATGGCATGGTCGGTAGCGACGGGGCTGTAGTGGAAGCGAGCCTCGCCTAGCTCGGTCTCGCCAAACATCGCGGAGGTAGCGATGCGGTAGACGGATTTGGGACTGATGCGTTCTTTGTTGTCGAAAACTTGGTGAACGCACCGTCCGCGATTTGCGTAATCGAATAGCGGCAGCGACATCAGAAGACGTAGTTGGCGTGATTGATCGTTTGCTGCCCGACAGGGCGATCGTTGACAGTGGCGTAACGCTCGTCGCGTAACCAGCGAAAGCAATCAGGCAGAGGGCTGACGAAGGTATCGCCTGCGGCTTGCTGATGCTCGATTTCAGTTTCGATAGCTTTTTGGATCGTGTCCTCCGATTCGGTCCGGATTGTTTTCTGCCACTGGCTTAGGGCTTTTGGCTTGGACTGGCTGGTGGCACGGATGGGTGCGGAAAGGTAGGTCTTCCAGAAGCGCTCGAAGGCTTCGCTGCCTTTTGCCCTGGGCTTGCGCTTTGGGGGCTCTGACACGGCTGCAAACTCGGTTTGCAGCTTTAAGAGTGGGTTGTTGTTAATGGGTTCTTGTTCATGGGTTCTTGTTAGTGGAGCATTTTTGCTCCGGGTAGGTGGAGCATTTTTGCCGGGGGTACCCGGAGCATTTTTGACCCGGGTCATTTTTGACCCCAGTCTTTTTTGCTCCGGGTGGTCCACGCGGATGTGGTAGACGGTGGTGCGCCCAGGGCGCAGTTCAACTTCAACCCAGCCGGTTTGAACGAGTGCAGAAAGGGTGCGTTGTACGACCTTTTCGCAGATGCCAGTTTCATGCGAAATCGTTGGCACCGATGCAAAGCAGCCTTGCGAAGAGTTCCAGCCGTGGCGATGCAAGCACGCATAAACACCCCAGACCTTGTAATCAGGATGGGTGTCCATTAAGCGGTATGGAATTACTGCAAAGCCGCTGGATTTGACTGTGGCTCTCATGTAAAGTTGCGGGGCAAGAAACGGTTTCTGAGCCTCGGGTCGCGCCGGGGCTTTTTATTTTGGCAAGGGCTACTTGGTTTGTCTTGCCTCCTTTTCGAGTCGCTTGACGCCTTGGTCGAGGATCTCGTTCACAAAGGCTTTGCGGGTCAGGTGAGAGGGCTGAAGGGCGTCGATCCGCTCCAGAATCTCGTGTGCGATTCGGATGGTGACCCCCTTCGTGCCTGGAATTGCCATGGCTTGAAAAAGCGCTGAAACGGCGCTAAGTTACAGCACCTTTGCGGAGCTGGCAAGTTGCTCGACCCGATCGCCGACCTAGAGTTTTTCGAGGACCTGCACCGATATCGGTACAAAGGTCGGTGGCTGCCGTTCAGCGTGTCCAAGATCGCCAGCCCGTCCGATCCGGCTGCGGAGCGTCGCTTCGCTGAAACCCGTCACATCTGGGAGCCGAGGGGCAACGCCGTCCATACCTACTGCGAGACGCTGCTGAAGGGCGGCATCCTTTGGAAGGACGAGTTCAAGGACTGGACCGACGAGCTTGACGACTGTTGGCTACTGACCGAGAGCGAGGCGGTCGCGGTTGAGTATCGGCTCTGCGATGCCAGAAAAGGGATTGGCGGCAGCTTTGATTTCCTGGTCCGCACTAGTAACGGCAAGCTCGCACTAGGCGACCTGAAGACTGTCGGCAGCGACAAAGCGATCAGCCAGCGGCAGCCTGCGAAGGCGCAGTTGGGCGGGTACCTGGCGATGCTGATCGACCACCATCCGGAGCTGACGGTCGATAGCTGCTACACGCTGGTATCAGGACCTGGGCGGTATCGACTAATCAAGAGCGAGCCAGACGAGTGCTTGCTCGAATGGCTGGGTGCCTGGGATGCCTTCAAGCTGATGAACGCGCCATTTTGAGCGAGCTGAACTGGACGGAGATCTTTGAGCGCTGCCCGCACCTGGCGCCGCCTGGGTACGAAAAGGCTGTACAGGCTGGACAGGAACGGAGCAATGAGAGGTATGAGCGGCTCGGAAAGAAACGGGCGGGCAAAAGCGGCAAAAGCAAGGGCGGCAAATTCCCAGGGCTGAAGCACGGAGCCGATTGACCAAAACGCGTTTTATGCGCTAAGTTTGCGTGACGCGTTTAACGCGCTCAACACAGCACCCGCCATTCGGCGGTTCGACCATGCCTGCACGGCGCATCTTCAACGGCGACTCCAAGACGCCTCTCGAACCCCTTTGCCTTTCTGCCGACGATCTGCTGGATCGCCTTCAGCACAAAACCGGGCTGCAGGAGCTCATCCTTGAAAACAACCGCGATCACATCATCAGCGGCAAGACCTACAACACTGCTGGCTACGTTCTCCAGCTTGTTGAGTATCTGGGTCGTAAATGCACCGTTGGCGAAGTCGTTGCAGCAAGTGATGGTGATTTGACGGAGCGCTCTGTTGCTACCGCCATCACCAAAATCAACGGTATTCTTTACGCCCTAGTTGGCCTGCGCCTGACTCTGATCAAGGACAGCGGCGAAATCCGCCTGGTCAATGAGTCCGACGCTTTGATGGCAACTGAGAAGTTTGCCGCCAAGTTCACCAAGGTCCGCGACGAGTTTGTCCGCACGATGGACGCCTACCGCGCAACCGGCGGCGATGTAGCGGGATTGCTGGCTTCAAGTGATGCCGGTCGCAAACTGGCAGATCTCAGCCGGGTGCTGGCTCCTGCCAAGGAAGAAGTCGCCGCCTGATCAAGAAAACGCCGGTCACCAGAAAGGGCTTTTTGGTGACCGGCACTTCAACACAGCACACCAACTATGACCCCCCTTGCAAACGTCGGTCTTCCCCTAGGACTTCAAGAAACATCCGCTGAGATGAGCCCCGAGCAACGCTGCTTGATTGGCATTCGCAATATTGAACTGCTGTGCGACCTGGACTGGCGCGGTCGCTTGCTGCTCGGCACTGAACTAAGCCGCATGAAGTGGTCCGGCGACTTTACCCGTGACGATGTTTGGCGGCCTGATGAAAAGGCTCGCGGTTGGAATGAATGGCTAAACCGCCGTGATTTCCGGCTAGAGGGCGGTGATAAAGCGATGGCGGTGGAAACCGCCAACACGCTGATTATGTGGTCAGTGCTTTACGCCGACTTTGTTTCCGTCAACGAGCAGCGGGCTGAGCGTGGCATGTTGCCGCTACCTTTGCCCACCAGTGTCAGCCAGCTGCGCCCGTATCAATCAATGATGCGACGGGTAGATGACTGGCAAGTGCCTGAGCTTATGCAGGCTGGCAATGACACCAGCTTCGACATGCAGCCTCCTTTCGCTGAGCATCAGCCGGAAGTGATGGCTGCTTGGCAGGAGGTGTTTGAGGCGATCCCGCCAGATAAGCGCGTACGCAAAGGTGAATTGCGCCCGCCAACCAGGACTGAGTCAGAGGATTATTTCCGCAAGAAAGAAGGGCTCAAGCAGCTTCAGGCACGCGAAGAACGCGAGATCGCAGAAGCCAAGCGTGACGCCCTGACAATCGGAGAAAGGGCTGCCAACCCTGAACGACAAACTGCAGCAGCAGCGCCAAAGGCTGCCAAGAAACCTGCACTTCCCAAGAAGTCAGAAGCAGAGCTGGAAGCCGAACGTCGTGCCTATCAAATCCAGCAGGATGTCCGCGACTATCGCCTCAAGCTGAACAACCTGCAGCAATCGGCTGACTCGCTGGAGGCTTTTATTAAAAGCACGCTTGCCCGTGAAGGCTCAGAATCCTATCTGCGGGAACTCCGGCAGCAGGAGATGGGCGTCTACTCCGTCACCGATGACATCGCAAAACTCCGCGAAGCTGTTGTCGTTTGCCAGTCAATCTTCCAATTGATTACCGAACCATATGCAGCGCCGGAGCCGATTGCACGGCATAACGTAGACGCCCAAAGCGCCACAGTTTCTGTCTGATCAAGCCATGCGCAAGCCTCGACGTCTTCGCAATAACCCTGGCAAAGCAGTCCCCGAAGAACTGCTGTTCACTGCTTTCAAATGGGAAACCATACGAGAGCAGTATTTCACCAACATTCACCGCCTAGACGACGCCACAGAAGCCCGCTAC